GTAGGTAATGAACTATGGAGATAGCCAGGATGAACTATTATTTTACAGGTGGATTAATAATTTTATTTGTGTTGTTGTGTTTTATGAAACCTGCATACCCACGTAATGAGTATCTCAATGACGGTACTAATACTTGCAGTACTGGCGACCTTAGCTTATCAATCGAACAAAGAGACTCGGAGTCTAGGTATCGACACTATAATCCTGACAATAATTATAACAGCCCTAGTGATGATCAATCGATAAGACTTACTTGGAGAAAATATTTAGGTTCTGCCTGCACAAAAGAATTTAGAAAAGTACAAACAGAAAATGCACAGTTAAAACAACAGTTAGAACTCATGAAAATGTGTGGAAAAGTCAACAATAACCCCACTATTCAACGTAATCCTAACTTCGCATTGCTAGTACAAAAATGTTCTGGTATAATCATTCCTGAAAACAAGAAGCCTGACAAGAGTCATTGGGATGTAATTAAAGATAATTACAAAAAAGAAAATCCTGATATAAAACTAATGGGCGACAAGTTTATAGGACCAAATGAAAAATAAACCACTTACTATATCGGACGAGGCCAAAGTGCAGATGCCTATGAAGACGGTTGCCAGTTTGATCGCGCTCGTCGCAATTGGAACGTGGGCTTATTTTGGTATCAATGAGAAGCTCAACCAGCACAGCACAAAATTAGAATTGTTTGAAAAAGATTTACAACACAACACAGAATTTAGAATCAAATACCCGCGTGGAGAACTTGGTCAGTCAAGTGGAGAAGCAGAGCTCTTCATGTTGGTGGAACATATCGCAGGATTATTAGATGAGTTAGAAATAGAAGTTAAAAGTATGAGAAACAATGCAGTTAACATAGAATTTTTACAAGAAAGAACAAAGAAACTTACAGAAGATGTAGAAAAATTAATTAGAAACGGGAATGGTCATCAATGATAGAGATTGTATTTGCATTAATACTAGAATTAAAAGGCACTATGATAGAGCACGTTTATAAAGATTCTTTAAAAGCGTGCCTTTATTCAAAACGCATAGCTAAACAAGAAGTAAATCCAGAGCGAGTA